ACAACAACAGCAGAAGTTCCATATCTTGAAGGAGAATATATTTTAAAATTTCAAGATGATGGTGGTAGATTCTGTGCGGGAGAAACAAGTGTAATTCTTGAATTACCTGATAACCAAGCTCCACTTATTACACAGACCAGAAGAGAAGATACTGATAGCCCTAAGTTTCAAGGAACAAAAACCAATGTTGCTTTTGATGCTACAACAAACACAATAAATTTAGTAGGTGGCGGTACGTTTGATAGTATTACAGATTTCGATGCTGTAGGTTCATTAGATGATTTTGGTGGAATCGTATCAGAGGGTACTTATGATTTTGGAGGAACTGCTGGTGGGGATACTCTAGATTTAGGTGGTGTATTTAGCCTTGATCTTAAACGTCATTTCTTGACAGAAGGTTTCTATCCATCAGATTTATTTGATTCAAGAGGTTTAATTGATGATATTACAGACTTTGATGGACTTACAGCTACAGAAGTTAACGCTGAAATGTTAGTCAGAGTTACACAAGATGACCCATCTGGATCTCCTACCTATACTGACTTTCAAACTTTTGCTAACGGAACTTATAAAGGTAGAGGATTTCAATTTAGAGCAAAACTCACAAGTAACGATACTGCACAGGATATAAAAGTTTCTCAGCTAGGTTATACAGCATCTTTACAGAGAAGAACAGAACAAGGTAATCTAACAGCAAGCGGAGCAGGAGCTAAAGCTATTACCTTTACCCATCCGTTTTTTGTCGGTACTTCCTCCTTGCTTGGAGCAAATACTAATTTACCCTCTATCGGTATCAATGCTCAGAATATGGCATCAGGAGATTACTTTGAAGTAAGTAGTGTATCTGGAACGGGATTTACTGTTCACTTCAAAAATTCATCAAATGCTTCGATTGATAGAAATTTCACCTATCAGGCTGTCGGATTTGGTAAAGGAGGGTAGAATATGCACAAGGTAGCTTTTTAAATGGCACAAGTCACAGATTATACGATAGACAATGGCACAGGTTCTGCCGTAAGAACTGACCTTAATAATGTTTTTGCTGCCATACAGAGTTTAAATAGTGGATCAGCAGATCCTAGTGGTACACAGGTTGCGTTCCAGTTGTCAGTCAATACAACATCTAATTTATTAAAAATAAGAAATGCAGCTAATAATGGATATATTGAGATTGGTAATGTTACACAGGCAAATTTAGGTTTAGCTCCAGTTGCAGGAGCAACATTTACGGGAGATGTTATACATAATTACACAACAGCTTTACAAATACCCGTTGGAACTACCGCACAAAGACCTGGTTCACCATCAACAGGTGATTTCAGATTCAACAGCACAACCACTTCTGCTGAAATATATAACGGATCTGAGTTTACTGCTGTGGGAGGCGGTGCTGGAGCTACGGGAGGAGGTAATGATGAAGTATTTTTTGAATCAGACACTAATGTAACAACAGACTATACAATTACTTCTGGAAAAAATGCACACACAGTAAGTCCTGTTATAAATAGTGGAGTCACTGTGACAGTGCCTTCTGGCAGTTTATTAGTTATTATTTAATTATGAGCTTAGAACTTTCTGGAACAACTGGTGTAAAAGGTGTAGCTGGATCAGTTTCTGCACCAAGTATTGTTGGAGACGACACAAACACAGGAATAAGTTTTCCTTCTGCTGACACTATCAAGTTTTCAACTGGTGGTGTTGAAAGAATGTCTATAACAAATAGCGGTGTAAGTGGAATAACTGCTGGAATAACACAATCTTCAACTTTTAGATTAACCTCAAACACATCTATTGATAGCAGTCAGATTGTGCTTACATCTAATTTAGAGGAGTGTGATAATGCTAGTTACACAAGAGTAGGGTCAGCATTTACTCAAAGTTCTGGTCTTTTTACTTTTCCAGCCACAGGAATCTATCTAATTGAAGCAACAGGAATGTACTACGTGGGTAGTGGTACTGGCCCTTTTAATGGACTTGGAATACAGATAACAACAGATAATGGCAGTAACTATGACAGAGTTGCAATAAGTTATGGATCTTCATTTTCAAATCAAAGTTATAGTAGCAGCTACTGTGCTTATCAATTTGACGTTACAGATGTTTCAACTCATAAAGTCAGATTTATCACTGATGCTGCAAATACTTCAGCAATCATAAGTGGTACTACTAATGATAATCATACTTTTTTCCAATTTACACGTTTAGGAGATACTTAAATGAGACAAGATGGCAGACCAGATCACATAGAAGATTATCTTGTAACTGTAAGAGTTGGAACTTGGTTTACTTGGACTGATTCTAAAAATAAAATATATGCAAATCTTTTAGTAACTGATGGCGGTTCAAAACCTACAGAATCAGATTGCACAACTGGACTTGCAGCATTACAGGCTGCATGGGATTTAGAAAATGATTCATATAAGTCACAACGTAAAGCAGAATATCCAAGTATTGAAGATCAGCTTGATACGATTTATCATAGTGGTGTGGCTGGTTGGAAAACTGCCATCAAAACTATTAAGGACAAATATCCTAAACCATGACAGCAAAGATTAAACTAAACGCAGCTTCAGGTGGTGGGTCTTTTAGCTTACAAGCACCCTCATCATCTAGTAACAATAGAGTGTTTACTCTTCCAGATTCTCCAGATGCAACAATCTCTACTGTAGATGGACTAACAATGGCTGATATGTGGAGAATTAACGCAGATTTCTCAGCAGGATCGAGCGGTTTTGCTTTTATAACAGCTAATTTAGAAAGAGTTGATACTTATAGTTTTGGGCAGCTTGGTACAGGGATGACAGAATCTAGTGGTGTATTTAGTTTTCCATCAACAGGAATTTATTACATAAATTTTCATTTAATGTGTAAATCTGTATATGGTGAAGTTGATTACCATTTTGCTTCTATACAAGCAACTACAGATAATAGTAATTACAATAGTGCTGCTATAACTGTTCAAGAAGCTCAAGGAACTGATCATAGATATAGTATGAATGTAAATTGGATATTTGACGTTACAAACACCTCAACACATAAAGTAAAATTTGCAAATTACGCAAGTAGAGATGATCAAACTTGTTTTGGTCATACAGACCAAACTGAAACAAGTTTTACTTTTTTACGCTTAGGAGATACTTAAAATGCGACCTACACGTCTTGAAGAATATTTAGTAACAGTAAGAACAGGTCAATGGTTTGGGTGGTCTGATCCAAAAAATAAAATTTATGCAAACTTAATAGTACATGATGGAGGAACTAAGCCAACTGAAAAACAATGCACTGATGGATTGGCTGCATTACAGGCTGCGTGGGATTTAGAGAATGATAGTTACAAATCAAAAAGAAGAGAATCTTACGATACTTTGGTTAATCAATTAGATATGTTGTATAAGGATATTGTTGCGGGTAAACTAGATACAACTGGAACGTGGGCTACCCACATTAAAGCGGTTAAAGACGCTAACCCAAAACCTAGTTAATTATGTCAGAGATCAAGGTAAATTCGATAAAAGGAGTGGCAGCAAGCTCAGCTGCTATAACGATTTCAAATACCGATGGAACGGCTACTGCAAATCTTACTAATAATCTGAGTAATAGACGGATTAACGTAAATGGAGCTCTAAATGTAGCACAAAGAGGAACATCTTTTACAGGAACAAGCGGAGGAAAATATTTTGCTGACAGATATAAAGTTGGATTTAACACAATAAGTGCAGGAACTTGTACTACCTCACAGCAATCATTAACTTCAAGTGATGCTCCTTATGCACTAGGTTTTAGAAAGTATGGAAGATTAGCTTTAGGACAAGCTGGAACTGCTGCTGGTACTAGCTTTATCGAAGTTTTACATAAGTTTGAAGGACAGGATATAAACTCTAGTGGTTGGGATCATACATCATCTTCAAGTAATTTTACTGTTAGTTTTTGGTTTAGATGTAGCACTAATCAAACTTTTTATGTTAATTTACGATCAAGAGATGGAACAAGCTATGTCTATACATATAGCTTTACTGCTTCGGGCAATAACACTTGGACAAAAATTACAAAAACGATTCCAGGAAATTCAAACGTACAAATAGATAATGATAATGGTGCTGGTTTGGATTGTAGAATATGGATCTTTGCAGGCACAGATTATACAGCCTCAGTAACTTTAGATCAATGGAGAGCTTATGATACAGCTTCAAGAGTTCCAGATATGGCTTCTACTTGGCTTACAGCAGGAGCTTCAACGATTGATTTTACTGGATTTCAATTTGAGGCAGGGAGCGTGGTAACGGATTTTGAACATAAGACATTCAATCAGGAGCTTCTTTTATGTCAAAGATATTTTATACAAGATTTTGCTCCTCAAATTGGAACTATGTATGAGGCATGGTCAGCACCAAATGGAAAATTTGCAACTTTTAATTTTCCTGTTCAGATGAGAGCAGCACCTACAGTTGTTACCACTAATGGTGTTGATGGTGTAGTTAATTCTCAATTTGATAATGGGTCAGGAGGTGCTGTTAGTGTTCAAAAACACGCAAGTGTGTCTAGTGCTTATTTTTATAACGCTACAACACAATTTCAATTAACAGGGCTTACAGTTGGAAGTCCTGGAGCAGCTTTTTCAGCAGAACTTTAATTATGGCAGATTACAAATTTTTTACAGACATTACTGGCACTAAAAATGTAGGTGTTGTTTTCAAAGATATTTATTGGATTCCTTTTGACCCCGACAATGCCGATTATCAAGATTATTTAGAGTGGGCTAAAACTAATACAACAGACCCTGCTGACTAATTAACTTTCTCTTGCATCTGCCTTGTCATTATCCCCATAGTGACGTAGAGAGGGGATAGGGCTACAATAAGCAGTAATACAAGCACACTTGTAAAAGATAGTGCTTTCAATATTGCAAATTTAATCATGTTTCAAAAGATTGCTAACATTTTGAGTATCATCTCATTTGTAATGGTAACTTCTGTTATTGGTGGAGGGTACTTTGGTTACAAGTATGTAACTTCCGAACAGTTCCAAACAAAAATGATGAACAAAGTTTTAAAAAATGTACAAGGGATGATGCCTAAAGTATTAGATAACGCTTTACCAAGTCAAACAGGTCAATCTATTCCTTTCCTTAAAAAATGAACTGTTGGCATTGTAAAACTGAACTAATCTGGGGTGGAGATCATAGCTTAGATGAAGAAGATTATCCATTAAAGTATGGAGAATACAGCATGATAACTAATTTATCTTGTCCTAAATGTCATTCTTTTGTAGAAGTTTATTTACCAAGAGATGCCTACGATTGAAATTCCTGATATAAGTATTCCTGAGATATATATTCCAAATGTTCCAGAACCTTATAATCCTCATTACATTAATCCAGCTAAAGCACCTGATATAGATGTTCCTGGTTGTACTTATCAGCATCGTGATATAAAAAATACAGGTAATCGTAATTTGTTATTAGATGATCCTAATGGTGTATATACAACGTGTGATTTTGCATTTCCTAGTTTTGTTCCTCTTGACTATACACCTGAGAATCTTGTCATTACGGAAGAAGTTCCTGTTAATAATGAAACCCCACCCTTACCAGAAACAAAGCAGTCAAAAATACCAGAGATACCGAAAAAAGAAGATATTAAATTAGAACCTTGTCCTAGTAAAAAAGATCAGAGGGTTGGAGATTTTCGTAACGAAAAAAGATTAGAACGTGTCATTGGTCATAAAAGAGGAGATGATGGGATTGAGTGCATCACTCTATATGAAAACGTTCCTTTTGTGGATCAATACATCCCAGAACCGAGCACTATTGTTTCTA